GTGTCCACTTGACTATGTTCTTAAAGACCGGGAGTACTGGCGTCCCATTCTTATATGGAATCGTACCTAGAACAAATCCCGAGATGGTCATATTTCCCCCTGAAGGGGTTAGAGTAGCTGTAAAATTTACAGGTGTGATATTTCCGTTAATGATAATCTCACTTGAACTATCCGGGCTGAACGTATATCCAGTCTTAGACGGAGTAATCGTGTACATACCATTGGAAAGACTTGGAAGAGTGTAGTTCCCTGAACCATCAGCGGTCACACTTCCTGAAGTTGCTCCAGACCAACTCACCGTTGCTCCGGCTATTCCAGCGTTTCCGCTGATGATTCCTCCGGAGTAGAACGGCAATTGGATAGAAAAACTAGCGGAGTTCCCGGTAGCAAGGGTGGCGGTAAGCGAGTATGTAGCGGCCCCGCCTATGTCCTCGAACACCCCGGTATCAAAAGTGGTAGGCGTATTGCTTTCAAGGGTTCCCCCACCCCCTGCAACCGGAGCTCCGGATTGGGAATTGAAAGTGAATTCAGTCATCACTACCGCGGCCTCTGCGGTAGTAGTAATGCTCGCCGGTGCAACCGCGGTAGAAGAAGTACTAGCGGTGTACGTCATCGCCGGCAGAATTTCTACAACCGGCGTGGTAAGAACACTGCTTAGCGCCTGGGGGATCTTCGCTAGGTTGATGGCATAGTTCTTGCCTACGTAACCATTCGGTGTAGCGGTATACCAGACAAACGTCGTTCCGCCCACTTCAACAATTGAGGCGTCAGCGACCTGTCCGTTCGCTTGCCCCGCGCCCTCACTGAGCAACATACGATTAAAAACGGGCGTCGATTGGGAAAGAGTGAAGTTGATTAGGTCGGTGGAGGTAGCCTGCCAAATATCGGAATTCCCGAGGGTGCCTGCATTGCCCGGAACTACACTCTGAAACCAGATGTAATAAGTCGAGCCTATTTTCTTGGCTAGAAATGCTCCGGTCGGAGTAACCCCCACGCCGCTAACCGGATTTGTCAGGACCGGATTGCTGCCGTATTTCGTCCACGGCCCGGACAAGCTGGTGGCAGTGGCTAACCCGGTTGCGTAGTAGCCAGTGCCGGCATTGTGGCCGTCATATAAGGCGTAATACGTGCCGGAAACGTTGTCGATTACGCAGAAGTGAAAGAAGACGCTTTCCCAGCCGCTCCCTGTTGCCGCCAGGATTGTTCCGTGCGGTGACCATGTCACGCCATCTGTTGAGGAGAAGAGGTAAATGTGCGTGTTGTCGGTGAAGTACGGAGAGCAGAACATGTAGTAGGTTCCGCTTTCTTTCCAGATCCGCATTGAGCCATAACCCGCGATTACAACACCGTTGGCGGCTCCGGTATAGCGGACCCATGTAACCCCGTCAACGGACTCCGCGTAGCAGATGTCATCTGCGCCCTGAAACCACATCTTGAAGATGCTTCCGGAACCGAGTCCGCACTGGGAACCTGTCTCATAAAGAACGGGGCCGCACTGGTTTCCGTTCCAAGCGTTTCCGCCGTTTAAGTCATGGATGTTCGGAGTAATTACGCTCGTAAAACGAGTCCACGGCGTAGAAAGCGGGAATTGGCATGGCGAATATTCGAGGGCGTTTATCCGGCAATATGCACCCCCGCTGGTGATATTGGTGATGGTGATTGTGTCAGGGGTTGAAACATCCCCCACCACGTTCACTGCTTGCCAAATCTGGCAGGTGTTGTACCCGTCGTCGGTAGCTGATGCAATAAGTTGGTAGCTGTTACCTTCCGTATCCGAAATCCCAACCGAGAGGGGGTCATTGTACCACCGTACCGTTACGATGATCGTATCCCCCTTCGCCACCCGAGACGTAAACTGAAGGGCTTGGGATGCAGCTATACCACCGCTGACGGCTTTGACTTGAACGAGGGTTGGGTTTGCCATAAATCTCCTATTTCTCAAAATCGTTAGTTTCGATCTGTCTACGTCTAAGCAATCCGGCCACTACTTTTCCTCCTGCGTGGTCCCATGAATCGAACTGCTCTGCCGCTCCTTGGTAATTGCCTGCATTAAGCAGTTTCAGCATAGTAGAGCCTGCGAAGGCCGCATATCCACAATTGAAGCAGAAGTCTACAAGTGCATCGAATTCGTTCTGGGTGAGTGGTACGATTACAAGAGAGTTTACATAGTCTACCGCATTCTGTACGTCCTGTAACAGTAACGAATTCGCTTCGTCTAACGTAATCACCCTGCCCGGATATACATCCGACCCAGTATGACCCCAAGCAATCGTCCACACGCCTGCTATGTCTTGGTATGCTGTAAGCCTGCATTTCTCGAATTGTTCTGTAAGCCGTAGCCCGTCTTGACTATATTCCATAATTCTACGATTTTGCTACGCCGTACAAACGCACCGTGCCCGAAGTTATATTGCCGTTACTAAGTATAATTCGCAACGCAGTTGCTTGTGTCGTATCTTTCCAAATCGCACCTCCGGCCTGCGTATAATAACCCCCGCCATTACCGGGTCCGTTCGTCTGATAAATGAACTGTCTCCATACTGCTGCGGATGAGTTATAAAGATTTATGCGTGCGGTTATTCCGGGTTGTGCAGCCTCATAAGCATCGCTAAGGTATGCGCCAGAAAATCCAGTTTGACCTGAATTAGCCCCACTCCCACCGCCATCCATTTTTATATAGGTGGTACCCCCCATATAATTACTGCTCGTAGAATCCCAAGTGAAACCGCCATCAGTAGATAATTGCCCTAGCAAAGCCGCTCCATTGTTTGCTGGGATTAAATTGATAGCTTCGATGATATATTCGTCATAAGTACTGGTAAGCATGCCAGTCACAAAATCCAATGTAGCGGAGTTGCTGGCAGTATGTTGTTCCAAGAGAATTAAAGCTCCCCCGCCTCCGCTACCATTTGCTGCTGCTGTAACTTGTCCTTCTGCATTGACTGTAATATTTGCATTTGTATAACTACCCGAAGGGTCTGGTGATAAAGGAGTAAGACCACCCATTGGTACATTTACCCAATAAGAGCCATTCCACTGTAGCACATCCCCAATAACGAGACTAGTGATGACAACATCGTTAAGTCCGCTGAGGTCAAGTGAAATGGAAGCATTTACCCATGTAGTCCCATTCCAAACAAGGATATCACCCGGTATTAGACTGGTCACATCTGTATTCAAGTCAGTAAAAATAGGTGTAGGAAAGCACACTGAAATGTTGCCACTGCCATCGAATTGCCAAGTTCCGTTCGTATACCCCGCGAGAGCTACTGGGGTAGAGTTTGAAAGATCTGCTGCCATATGTCCTCGAATCTCGCCATTAGTAAAGCATATAGCGATCAGCTTTTTTGGCTCCGTCTTCACTGTCGCGCATTTTCTCGACAATCTTTGGGTCAACTAGGTCTGGATGAACCCACCAGTCCTCAAAATTGTCGTATTTCCTCGGAGCGATATCCCCAACAACTAGAACATAGCCATGCGACCTAAGATATCGCCTGCTGCGCTCTTTTACACCGTCTTCAGGATGGAGATAATCATCGTGCTCAAACGTAATTACAGCAAACCGATGTTTTTCAAACGGTATTCGCAATAAGACGTTGAGGGAATTGGGTTCTACATCAATTTGTAGATAGTCATAGTCGTGCTTGATCAGTTCATCGTAATCCAATTTGTTTGCATCACCGGTAATTACAGTACTCTTCCGTTCTCTAGCGAACTTCTCTGTCATCTCTTTGTCGTAGTCAATGGATACACCGCTCCATCCCCATTCCTCAAGAAGTTTCGTGTTGTTCAACCAAGTAGGATCGTTGCATCCAAGTTCGAAAAAAGTACCATTGCGCTTTCCGTTCAGTATTGTCAGCGCAAACATATCTTGATATACCTGCGAGTAATTCTGTTTAATGTTACGTGAGCCGGGGAATTTAACCCGTAACCTCTCGTACATTGAATCGTAGTATGTCATAGGGTCACTCCACAGAGTGCCTTGGAGCCGATTCAGGTTATCCCGTACGGACGCGATGTGAATGGGCAGCATTGTCGGATCTTTTTTCAACTGTCGAAGTAGGTGAAGTGATTCATCAAACAACCCGATCCACCATGAGGAAACCGCCTGTTCAAACACGAGAGCATATCGCCCCGGATAATCTACATTCGTGCGCAATTTAGGGTGATTTTCGTTTAGTCTCTGCCCCATCACGGCAAAACTATATGACTCCTGCCAGTCTTTGTTTACTTCATATAGCCGACTGAGTAAAAAGTATGCTTCTGGTCTCTCTGGCATCAACGAGATAGCCCGCAATAGGACACCCTTGATCATGTAAGTGCGACCTCCCTGTCGTGTAAAGCAGTTGGCAAGCCGTAGCAGAGCCTCATAAGAAAGCAGATCATCTGGTGAATTTTCCGCTGTCCGAATGTAGAAGCTGGCCGCAGAAGAAGTATGGCCTAAATTTTCATACCATAGCCCGAGCGAGAAATTGTACTCTGCGTTTTTGGGACCGCTAATGTAGTTCAGCAAGGCGCTCATAGCCCTCCTCCGAGTACTTTAGGAATCATTTGTTCGGGCACCCGGAGGATGAAACCGCAATTATCCTGAAATCCAAAAGTGATTAACAGGTCTTTCTCATACTCTGCGAGCCCACAACAAAACTCAATTTCCCCATCCATGAATGAAAACTGGTCTCCGATACGCACGATGTTCCAATCGCGGTCGTAGACTACCCATCTGTGCATATACGTAGCGTCTTTTTGTCCAATTATATTATTAGACAAGTCGCAATCGTGGACGATGCAGATGTAATAACCGCGCCAAGGAATGACTTGGGAACTGCCACGAAGGAACGGCATACCTTCTACTTTGTTGCTTTCATTTACTTCTCGTGCTCGGCACGATTTCAATGTCGTCAAGTCAGCCTTAACTAATACGGCAGGATTCGTCCACTGGATGAAATGGTAGGGCATGTCTAGTACGGGCATCCAGTTTTTTTCGCAGTACCATGCGGGGTCCGTTGGATGTTCTATATGGTATCGAGCGGTTTCTCTTACTACATCGCCCGCTAATTCGAGTTCCGAAAATTCCATCCGGCCTTGTCCATTGGTCGTTGTGTCACGCCGAACTCCGATGCCGTACAGATGCCCATCCCAACGAACGAGCCGTGCATCTTCTAATCCCACAAATTCCCAAAGCGGTTCTTTGTCAAGGGTGCTTGTATCTATTTTCCAGTATCTCTCAATTTCGAGACTTGATGTCAGTTTACATAAAAAATTCCAAGTCCGCAGGTGCTGGTCATTCTCTGGGTGGAGATAACTTAGTGGACCGTACCTGCTGTTGAATGTCTGTCCGTTCTCACAATGATAAAGTGTGTAGTTGATGTTACGCAGTATGACCCAGATTTTACCACGGTCAACGAATACCGATGGATTACAAAGCCCGAGCCCCGCAGAATCAGCAGAGTTAACCATTAGCGGTTTAATTGTTCCACCTTCGGCCAAAACTGAGCGAACAAAGTTTCTAGTCATACTCCTCCTATTATGATTTAAGCTCCTGCTTTTGTCTTCAGAAGCTTCGGCATTCCGACATCATTTCCGAGTAGCGGATGCGGCATACCGCGAGCAACAATTAGTGTGTAGCAAGCTTCTGCTTCTTCTATTTTGTTGATATGCCGCCAGCAATGCCCAGCGGCTTCAGTGCAGCCGAGTCCACAGAAGCTCCCCAACTCCGTGATGTATTTGCACTCCATTTACCGAATCTCTTCCCAAGTTATACTGCCCCACGCGCCGGGAGCACCTGATCAAGCCGAAACGGGTGTTCAAGATTTTCACCTCCGCTGAGTTTACTCCAGCGAAAGCTCGCAGAACAAACACTGCGCGGTGTTCGACGTTTCGGATGTTCCGAAGTCCATCTGAAGATCGAACGCTTGAGTTGTGGTCGTGTTAACCGTAGCCGCCAACTGAGTGATAGCGGGAACCACGGTAAAGACCGCAGCAGGTGACGCAGACGAGTAGATTATGGCAACGATAATGGTTTCCATCGTCGCTGTGCTCGCCGCACCAACCACTTTGCAGTACGTCCAAGACTCAAGTTCCCACCGCTGAGCCGCAATTGTTACAGTGGGGATGGCAACCGTCGCCAGAACGCCGCCGTTCAACTTGACTTCAAAGTTGATGGTCATGGTTATGTTGACTGTGATGGTTCCCACAGCCTTACAGTGGAGAACAGAGCCCACCGTCTGCTGGTTCGCAACCAAGGTCAGAGAGCCGCTGGAGGAGGTTCCACCACCAACAACAAGCAAGGTGCCAAAAGATGTGATGTTGCCCGTGGCAGTGAAGCTGCAGCCGTCGAACAGCGTCATGGGGATACGGCGGGCATTGGTGCCATCGCCTACCGCCAAGTTCCCCGCCCCTGAGTATGCCGAGTTGACGACGCCCGCCTTGGTGCTGTACACACCCGCCGCGACCTGTCCGATGCCAACGATCTGGTTGCCGTTGGAGGCAGTGCCGATGTAAAGCTCCTGTGTATCCTCAGCCCAATAGAGCACGCCATCCGGCAGCGTCGGAATTGCGGACAAGTTGCCGCGTTCAGTCGGACCAGTTACCCCCTGAATTCCTTGAGCGCCCTGAGTACCTTGGATTCCTTGTATGCCTTGAGCCCCTTGTGTACCAATAACGCCTTGTGTTCCAGTTGTTCCCTGAATTCCTGTTGTGCCTTGATTTCCGGTTATACCTTGAATTCCCTGTGTACCAGTAATACCTTGAGTACCTATCGTGCCTTGCGATCCTATAGTTCCCTGTGTTCCAATTGCACCTTGAATACCCGTCGTGCCCTGATTGCCTTGAATACCCTGTACGCCTTGCGTTCCTATAGTACCTTGAGTACCGGTTAATCCCTGTATTCCAATCGTACCTTGCGGACCTTGGATGCCTTGAATTCCCTGTGTACCATTCGTACCTTGTGAACCGATTGTTCCCTGCGTTCCAATTGTTCCTTGCGAACCAGTAATCCCCTGAGTTCCGATAGTACCTTGAATTCCTTGGATACCTTGAATTCCCTGTATACCCGTGCCCAATGCTGCTATACTGCCTGCCGTAATGGAATAATTCGCAGTAGCACGGTCTATTGGAATTAGGTCGGTCGTCTGTGCAGGATCGCCCGGAGGAAGCGCCCTAATATTCGTATTTGCCATTACGGTGTAGTTATAATTTAACGCCATATTTCCTTTCCACTTCTACACCGCTCTAGACTATTCTCGTTCCGTTTACAAGCACGCCTAGATAATCACCGACAAGAATGAATTTGTTATCCACAAGAATTAGGGAATCTTGGCTTACCGGATTCCCATTTACGTAAATCGCGTTCGATCCACCGCCCCCTGTTGGTACAATCCATTCGATGTCGTCATTTGAGAGAACGTACGTAGGAACGGCTTTGTCTGTATATGGATTTGGTGCGATAGGGATGGTCTGTAAACCAATTACTTCTACTGTAGTGGCCCCAGATTCCGCAGACAGATCGCCACGTAACGGGAAGAGGCTGGCGGGGAAAGTTTCTGAGTTCATACTGCCTTTCTAAAACTTGTCGCAGAAGCACAACGCATTCAGATTGATATTGGTCGTCTGTGGATTTACAGCGTGATTCTTTGCGACCGCTTCCACCGCTGCCTGTAACCTCTGTGATGCGTTCTTTATTGCAGCTTCGGCTTGCTCTTTCGTTTGGAATAGACCAAACTGGGCATCCCGAACCGA